CAAGCGCGGCATCGTTCACACCCTGATTACTGGACAGCTTGATGACCGCCTTTTCTTGGAAAGAAGAGGTACCGCCACTCCCGGCAACACGCCAGTCGGCCTTTTTCTCAGCCGTGATATTGTAAAGCTGATAAAAGACATAATCCTTTTCTTTTTCCTCGTAAACACGGCACTGTTGTCCGATGGAGAAGTTACGGGTTGCTTCACCTGATTGATAGGTCAGCGTGTCCTCGCCGGGTGTGGAAGGCAAATCCGGGGTTTCCGCGAATTTCCCGTCAAGGGAATTGACAAGGTTCGTCACCTGTTCCACCTTTTCATCGAGGGTGCCAAGAGATAAATAAAACTCTTCTTTCGTGCCCTCATAACCACCCAACTGGGCAGCATCCCAAGCACTAAGCCCGTATTCGTCCAAATCGGCATAACAATGCTTGCCGTCGGATAGTTTCGTCACAATTTTGCCGTCAGTCCTGCGCTCGAAAAGCCACACGTTTTCAACGATGACGGTTTTATCGGCCGCCCATTCTGCCGTACTCTTCACTATTTGCTGGTACACGTATGCACCCGTTGTCGATTCGCTCATTTTAAATATCCCTCCTTGATTATGATTGTTGCTTTTGTAAAATCCGTCTGCCCTGTCAGGTAAACCGCGCCGCCGTAGCCGCCGCCACCTCCGGAGCCTTCACCACTGCGTTTCCATACGGCTTTGCCCTCGGTATTGTCGTGGCACTTCCAGAATGTCTTGTTGCCGTATTCGTCCACTGTCCATACTTCCACGCCTACATAATAGCCGTCGTCGTCCACCGTCGGGATATGATCGAGAAAAGAGGGCATCTTCTTTTCCAATACACCGATGCGGTTTGCCGCTTTCGTATCCGCTTCTTTCAACAGTAGAATGGCGTCCGAAAGGGTTTTGTCCGCTTTCTTCAGTGCCTCCAACTGTTTCAGTATATCCGTCAGCCATACGGCCTGCAGCTTGTCGAAAAAGGTGGCCGTACCCTCGGCGGTAATTTCGATATAACCCGCGTCTGTGGGCTTCGCCTGTACTGCCTTGGCGAAATAACGGACGGCGATGTCACGCACTTTGTCGTCGGCATATTCGCGCTGGATATGCTCTTCGTCCTTGACCAGGTAAACGGGGAATACTTCCACGTCCGTAGCCGCCAGTGGCAGCACCATGCCATCGATGCTCACCAGTCCGGAGGCGATACCGGCATCCGATACCGCACAACCGCAGATCACACAGTTGCCATACTGGGCGAAGAAGTCGTCGGCCACGCGAAGCCCTTCGCTTTGCAACTCCAATAAATCGTTTCCCGACCATTTCCTTACGCCGGGATATTGTACATGACGTTTCATTTCTTGGTTACTATTTTATAGGTTCTGTCTGCTATTTTATAACGCTCGATCTCCGCCCGGACAAGGCTAAGATCTATGCCTTCCGGCACATAGACGATGAAGTCCACATCTTGGAAACTCTGCCCGCCTTCACCCTCCAGGGCGATTTCCGGCATAGGTTCGAACAACACCCAGTGCGCCGGTTCCGAGTTCAAGCCGATGGCGAGGAACTGGTCCTCGTAACTCTTGATCAGGATGCCGCCGCCGAACGTCTTGTTCAGGTGCCCTTCGAGTGAACGGTGCTGGCTGGTGACGTGCACCTTGTAGCGGTAGTAATCACGCCACGCGGCGAATGCCAGCCACACACTTTCCAAGTCGATGAGTGCCCAAAGCCAGCCGAGGCGTACCCTTTGACGGCGGTGCGGGGCCACATACTGCCGGACCAGTTCTTTAAAGTTCAGGATGATGTTCATAACCATTTTGTTTTAGATGTCGTTGATTGATACCATTTCCAGCACGCTATCCTCCGTATAGTTGAAATAACCGGCATACAGGTAGGCCATCGTGTCGATCGGGATAAAGTCCGCGTCCTCTGTCCCTTTGCGGGCGAGGGAAATCATCTTTGCCGTAACCACGCCGGTAACGCCCGTAACCGCCTCAAGCATTTTATGCGAATAAATCACACCGCCAAACTTCTGCGCCGTCTTGAACTCCTCCAGCGAGGCCAGCACAGCCTCGCGGACGGTATCGACCGGGTTTGCCGGGTTGTAATACACCTTGATGTCGTATTTCACTTCGTCGGCATCGGTCGAAATGACTTCCGATTTCGTGCCCGCGAACTTTACCGCGTCGATATAGTTCTTGAAGTTTAGAAGCTGATTGCTCGTGAGCGGGACGATCATCCCCTCTTCGTCCTCGGTGGCGACACGGAACATGATCGTGTTGTCCTCCGCGACATTGACAGAGGCTATCTTAATGACGCGGGCGGCTTCATCCACCTTCTCATATTCCAAGAGCCCGGTCACGGTGTCAAACACCAATTCGTAGCCCATTTGGAACTCGTAGCATTTGTCGTTGTACCAGGTGACGGTACCGGCAACCTCTTTCTCCGCGTCCGCATCCATTTCCCGTTTGAATGCGTCCAGCACCAGTTCAAAATTGTAGATGCAGTATGCCACGCAATGCACCCACAGCCGCCACTCGGCAGCAGCCGACGTGGAAAGGCTGAATGTAGCCTGCAACCTTCCGGTTATGCTTTCCTCTATTTGCTGAATCGTTCTTGCCATTGTGCCTCCATATAAGTGGTGATGTTTCTATTTATCTTTTTGACTACCGTCTTTTTGACAAGGCGGCTGTCGTCGTCAATCCGTACCCGGCTGCCGATAGCCAGTTTGATGTCCGGGTAAAAGGCTCCCAGTTCCCGGCCCGCTTCCACAACGGCGGAAGGTTCGTTTTTCAGGTCGGGGTTGTTCGCTACAATCTCGCCCGTCGCTTCCGCCGTCCCGTAATATTGCAGGGCGATGTCCAGTAATATCTGTTCGTCTTGCACCTCAATTGTTTTCATACTTTTACCCTTCATTTTATGGCTTCCAAAACTTCACTATATTTCAATCAAAGTTTCACTACATTTCGATTGAAGTTTCACTACATTTTAATCGAGATATAGTTAGCTATCGGAAGACCGCCCGTTTTAATCGTTTTCATAACTTGCCTCCACGTTCAAATCGTTCGAATAGGTCGCAAAGGCGACTTTCTTCACTTTCATACCGTCGGCGGTGAACTCCTTGCGGGTGGAGCGGAGCAAACCTTCCGGATCATTGTCCATCATGTAGTTTACCGCACCGACACCGGCTTCCGCTTTTTGCCGGATATGCCCTTTGTCGCTGTAGAGCAAATCCCGTTGGTGCTGGTAAGTGCTTTCCGCGACCAACAAATCACCGGTTGTCAAGTCCAGGTCGCCGTCCGATTGTTGCTTGTAGTCCTTCATACCTTAGCCCTCCAAATAATTAGGCAAGTCAGCCTGTATGGAGGCGAACTTTGCCGAGTTTATCGGCGTACCCGACGGACCATGCGGTGTTGTCACCGTCAAAGCCTGTATCGCCGTCAGCATGTCGTCCAATGTCTTTTTTAATCCGCTACCGCCACGGGTGATCGTGACACCGGCGGTCGAAGCCTTGACGGTGGTACTGCTTGCCGTTACGGTCAATTTGTCCGCTTCATGCAGGGCTTTCACCTTATCGTTCGTCACTTCCAGTTTTTCCGCGTCCACGTGGACGGAGATCTTGTCGCCTTTTTTGATGTCGATATTTTCAGTGTCGATTTTTACTTCCAAATCGTTGTCGGTGAATATCATCTTGTCGATTTCCGTAAACTGGCAGACAAACAACTCGTTGCTCTTCCCGATACGGCAGACCAGTACCGTGCTTTGCATACGCGGGATGAAGGCGAACCCCTGAAGGTCGGCATTCACCAGTCCGCGAAGCCTGACGTCGAAGTAATCCACCTGGTCGTCACGCTTTACCGTACAGGTAAACTCATCCTCGTTCACTTCGGTAACGACGCCCTGGAATACATGGTCTCCGCTCTCGCCGAACCGCTCCTGAAACTTCCGGCGTAATTCTTCCATTTCCTTGCTCATGCCTTGATACCGATTTCAACGGTGCGACGGCCGCCACCTGTCCCGAAAGACGTTTCCACGCTTTCGATGAAGTAGTCGCCGCTCCGTTCGTTATATACTTTGTCCTCGATGCTTGCAACATCTCCCGGAAGGGCGTAGGGAAGCAGGAAGGTTTTTATCTTGCCCCGGTAGCCGTCGAAGCTGTACCGTTTCAGTTCCTCCTGGGCCAGCGTCTTCAGTTCTGCGGCATCTTTTACATCGTAATAGTAAAAGGTGCGTGTCTCCCCGCCGTCCTCGCCCAGCTCGCCTTCTATCTTCGTGCCATCCTTGTAATAGCAAACGGCCTTCACTTTCAGTTTGACATCCTCGGCCAACTGGTATTTCAACTCATCATCACTGATCACGTTCTCACGGAGGACGTATTTCACCGTTTCGCCTTTCACGTCGTTGGCCTTGCCGACATTCAGTTTGCCGTCAATGTCAAAGTAAGCGACCAGCCCGTATTCCTTTTTCAGCAGTCCGAGCACCCAGCTTCCGGGTTTATTGTTGATGACGAAATTCTTTAGTGTCAGGGGAACGATTTCACCCATTTGAACACCAGTTAGAACAGTGTTCAAACACTCTTTGAGCGTCGTCTCTTTCTTGCTGAAAACGCAGTTCAGAAAGCGCAGCTTGTAATATTCGTCCTCACATTCTATCTCCAGCGGCACTTTGTAGTTCAGCCGTTTCACATAACCGACAAATTCGGTGTTCAACGAACCGTCATAACCCAGCTTTATTTCCACCTTGTCGCCCACCTTGACCACCTGGGCCGTCTCGATATGCGTAGGCGGCTCACCGGCATGTTTCAGCACCGCCGTCACCGGAACTTTAACGGTAGCGGTGGCGGCAAGGTCATACAGGCTTCTTTTAATCTTCACGTCGTGGACGCTTTTAAAAGAGACCGAACCGATTTTTATTTCACAGCATAATACAAACATATCACTCCAGTATTAATTCAAAACTCCGGTCGGTGACCAGTTCCATCGTAAACACCTGGGCCGTCTCGCAGCCTTTCATTTCGGCAAAGTCGATGCTTTTTATCACAACTTTGTCCTCTTCATCCAGGAAGATGTCCGTCAGGGCGCATTTCAGCGTAACCGACTCGTTGATGTTATACAGTTCTGCAAGGTCTCCCAACTGGCTGTCGGGAAAATCCGTATCCAAACAGACACCGGCGATGCGTATGTCGTAATCGTCCACCGAGATCAGTTCCTTGACCGTCCCCTTGCGCCCGACCATCGCTGTCTCGACAATCGTCTTTTTGCCACGTATGGAGATAACGGCGTTCGGTATCTCGTATTCCGTACCCTTGTGCTCCAGCACCACCGGCATGAAATACCACCGGCCCTGCGCGTCCTTCTTGCGGAGGGTGGAACCGAAGTCGGAGTTCGTTTTCTCTGAGGCCTGTTCACCGGGGTATTCGTACCCGTCGCCTTTGTATTTGCCGGGTGCGTCCGGAATGAAGCCGCCGGGATACGGCAGGCCTTTATAGCCGATTACGTTCAGCAGCATGTCACCCAGGCTGAACTGGCTGACGCGCTTGAATGTTTGCGCAACTTCCTTAACCGTGTATTTTGTCGCCATACGCTATCCTTCCCCTAATTCTTCCAAAATATTCATAATCTCCTGACGTATCGTGTCGCCGCCCTTTTGGTCGGTGTTGGCCACATGGATCACCACTTCATCACACACCTTGCCGATCTGAATGCTACGTCCACTGTCATTGTACGTCCGGCTGTTGTCCGTCGCGAACTGGTTGTTCGTCTCGCGGATGTTCTCCACGTTATAGGCGTCGGAAATGTTCGGAGTGGGAATATCCGGTATGTCAGGCATAGATACGGCGATGTCGGGGATGCCTACAGCCGGACCGGAGACATTTACAGGCGCGGCTTCCTTCGCTTTCCCCTCGTCAACCGGTGCCGCAGCAATGGTTAGCGGAACCAGCACGGCGGCGGCAATCTTGCGGACATTCTGCATGATGTCTGCAAGGTAGTTTGTTTCTTCACCGTCGTATGTTTGCGTCCGTTCGTCGATTTTGCCGGTAGCCGGGGCCGCGCTGTTTAAGGGAACCGTTTTTCCGATAACCTGCGCAGCCGGGGCGGTCACTTCGGCGGCCTTCACCGGGATCGTTGCCGGTTCCAGTTTCCGTGTGGCGGCCGTGTATTCGGCTGTCTCGCCAAGGTTGGCCGTAACCGGTTCGTCGTCCAGGCGGAGCGTAGCCGATTTCTTTGTTCCCGTTTTCCCTTTGGAAGTGGTGCCGATCTTCTTCATCAGCGCGTCGAAGTCCGGCACGTTTGTAGCCGGGGATGTAACCGGTTCCGGAATTTCCGGCATCAGTTTGTTTGCGGCATCGGTATCGTCCGGCTGCATGGAAGAGGCCCAACTGTCCCGTCCCGCCTGTTTGCCTTTCTCCCAGGCGGCAGAATAGTTACCGCCTTGCAGGGTATTGTAGGCTACCGATACGGGGTTGGCACCCAATACGCCTTCGCCTATATCGGTGAACCCTTCCTTTGCAAGTCCGGCGGCCTCTTTGAAATTTCCTTTAAGTAAGCTGACAATGGCCGAGCAAACACCGCCTATACCGGACAACACCTGCTTGAACGGTTTCACGATGCTGTCAAGCAATGTCCGCCCGAACTCCTTTACCACCTCCCATACGCCAAGAACCACCATGCGGAAGCCCTCAAACTTCTGCCAGCAATAGGTGACGGCAGCGATAACGGCACCGATGGCGATTGCTATCAGTCCGATGGGCGAGGCTGCAAATGCGGCGTTGAGAGCCCATTGCGCGGCGGTCAGGCCGCTTGTGGCGGCGGTCTGTGCAATATCCAATACCTTTTTGATGCCACCGATAACGACCGCCTTTTGTGTCCAGGCGTAATTCAAAGCCATCGCAGCAGTCAGTATGCCCAACGTGGCGGTCAGTCCGACAATAACCGGATTTCCCTCCTGAACCAGCGAATACCAGCCTTCGAAAAAGCCGATAACCACCTCTAATACGGCAGACACGCCGGAAAGTACCGTACCGGCAATCGTTAACCCCGCACCGATAACAGGCAGCATCAATTCGCCTACCTCCGTACCGATGTTCTTGAACTGGTTCCATACCTCGGTAGCCTTCTGCATACTGTTTGCCGAATAGCCAAGCGCGGCATCCGTCTCACCGGAGGCGTTCACCACGTCGTTCATGGAATCCGAGAGTTTACCTATATCGGACGTAAGGACGGCAAACGCGCTCTTCGCCTCCTTATCCACCAGGCCGATCTTTTCAAGGAACGAGGATTTCTGTTCATCGTTCAAGCCGGCCATCACCCGCTGAAGGTCGGTGAATATGTCAACCACGCCACGTATCTTGCCCGTATCGTCGAACACGTCCACACCGGCGGCAGACAGTTTCTTTCTCACGTCCACCCTTCCCAATACCGAGAAGGCGTTTTCCATCAATGTGGCGGCACGTTCGGCACTCTGGCCCTTACCGGTCATGTAGGCGAACGTTCCGGCCACTTCCTTGTAGGCGATGCCGAGATTGTCGGCACCGGCTATCAGGTTCGGCATGTAACGGGCGAAGTCTGCGAATTCGCCCGCGCCCACACGCTTGGCGGCAAAGAAGGTGTCCAATACCTCAGCCGCCGTCGTATTCTCCTTGCCCACGATGGAAAGCGTCTGCGCCAATGCCGCCGAAACGGTGTCGAGGTCGGTAAAGCCGGCCTTGCTTCCCTTCAGGGCGGCATCCAGGATGGAGAGTGACAGGTCCACGTCGTCCACCTGCGAGTTGATCGCTTCGAAACCTACCGGCGTGACCTGCACGTCCGTCTTGTTGTCGGCGGCGATCCGCTTCAATCGCTTCTTCAAATCCTCCAGCCCCGTTTCGTCCAACTGGGCGGTGATGTTCACCTGCGCCATGTTCTCATCGAAGCTCATGCCCGCACTACCGGCCAGGCCAATGGCGGTCATTCCCGTGACAAGGGGGTTCTTCAACAAATTGGCTCCGGGTATCGCGTCAAAGGCTTCATCCGCCCATTTCTTGAACTTGCCGCCACCGGCGGCCGTCTCCAGTTCCTCTATCTCATCAGTGAGCCGGGCAATCTCGCGGTTGTATTCCTTGATGGCCGGGAGATTGTCGGCGGGTATCCATTCCTTTTCGGCTTGCAAGGCATCGACCTTCATCTTCAGCGAGCCGATCGTATGGCCCGTGTCACGGCAAACGCTGTCCACCGTCCGGACCTTTTCCTGCACGCCGGAAAGGGCGGCCACGGTTTTATCCGAGGTCGCCGTAATGCTTCCCAGCTTTGCGCTGATCTGGTCACGTAAGGAGAAGATGTATTCTATCTTGTTTGCCATAATTTGCTTATACTGTTAATAAAGTCATGTTTTACCCATTCGGCCATCCTGACCTGCAAGGCCCATTCCTCGTCGCCGAGCGTTGACGGGTCGATGTGCAGCCAGTGGCGGATCAGCGCGTCCGAGAGGAACAGCCAGCCGGGTTTCTCCGCGACGGTCGTGCCGCTTATAGCTTTTTTAGCTCTGCCTCCTTGATGTCGATCAGTTCGCCCAATTTGGCCGAGACGCCGAGGAACAGCGCGTCGTCCGTCTTGATCTCTTCGTCACCGGCCAGCCAGCAATTGCGCAGCATGATCTCGTTATACTTCATCGGGTCATTCTTGCCGACAACGGCTGCCGCGCCAAGCGTTTTTCTGTCCGGGCGTTTCAGGTAGGCCACTTTGTCGCCTACCGTCACACAGAATACGTCGCCGTGCTTCTTTTTCCAACTATCTATCTGTTCGGGGGTGATTGTCCTTGTTTCTTTCATGATTATACTTTATTATGAGGGTTACACTACATTATATTCCACGTCACACGCGATGAAAGGAAGGGCGTGTTCACTGTACAGGTCGCCTTCTTTCATGTTGTTCGGGGCTTCCGTTATGGAGGCGTTCACCACTTTGTCGGTCTGCACCACGCCGCTTTCCGACACGTAAGAGACAATGATGTCAAATTCCAAATCGGTAACGTCGTCATATCCCTTGGCTTTGGCGGCCGCTTGCATGGCGATCAGTTCGGACTGGAGGACGGTAACCGTACCCTCGTATTCTTTCCGGCCCATCTGTATGCCACGCGCTTTTTTACCGGTAGCGTACAAGGCTTCTTTCTGACGCTTGGACTTGTATTCAATCCCGCGAAGCCCGACAACCGGTTTGCCAAGCAACACGACATTGACATCGACCCAAGCGTATTCCTTTGAATTGAATGTTGCCATTATTTACTTTTGTTATAGGGGTTGTTAAATGATAAGTCCACATTGATTTCCTTCAGAAGGGCGGTCGGTACGACTTTCGCCTGTATATTCAGTTTATTTGTCGAGATCAAATCCTGCTTCGGGTCCACGTATGCGGTAAAGCCGGAGATTTCCCCTTCCATGTTCACGTTGATGTTACGAACAAGCATCTGTTCGTAATACTTGCACATCGGAGTCGGTATCTGGCCGGTTTCCGGATCAACGGAAATACTGTCCATGATTTCATCGATGTACGTCTTGTAACAGATCACCAACGCTTTTTGGATAACGCGCGTAAGGCTCAGGCGGTGGTAATCGTCCGTCGTTGCCACGGCGGTCGGATCGTCGTTCAGGTAATAGCCGTTCTTGCCGATAAACGTGCGGTAGAAGATATACCCGGCATCATGCAGGGTGTTCCAAAGGCTGTAGTCATCTTCCGGTTTCTTGCCGTCCGTCAGCCATCCTTCTGCGGCGATGCTTCCGTCACGGACACGGGCGATGGAAATGTTCACCGCACACGTGGCCAGCCTTCCAAGCACCTGGCCGATGGCGGCCGAATAGAACTTGCCGTTGCCAACTTTTCCGTCAGAAGCCAGCACTACCGATACGCTGTCCTGGCTGCCTTCACGCGGCTGGTACAAACCGGTCGTTTCACCGCTCCAGGCCAAAGCCGGAAGCAACACCACGAAGGGGGCGATTTTTTCCAGATAATTGCTTGCCACCTGCTGGGCGGCCGTTACCGCCGTTACCACGTCCGGATCGATACACTTTGTAATCTCCGGCTCATAGTCCGCTCCCGGATTGACATTGATACCGACCAGGCGGATACGTCCGGCGGCGGAATCAATCAACTTTCGGAGTGGTGCGCCATCATCCATCGCACAGATTTCAGTCAGCGTCTTGTCCTCGTCCACAACCAGCAGGTGCAGTTCCGCACCGTCTCCGGCGGCGGTATAAAAGGCCATGATGTCTTTATAAAGCAACGGATTGTTCTCCTTTGTGATGCCGTATTTCTTCAAATCGGAGGTGCCGGCAAGGATATACACTTTGTCAAGTGCCAGCTTGGTATCGACCGCCTTTCCTGAAAGGATCAGCCCGGAGATACCGTCGTCCGACAGGGTGACGGTACCGATATTGCCGTTACCCAGCGTTATATTTACATTTGGTAAACTCATATTAATTGCGTTTTAATAGTTTTCGAACACCTTTCAAACCGAGCAAAAGAGCCAAGAGTGAAAGCGATAGTTTCCCGGTCCGTATCCATGTCTCCTGCCACCAGGTAAGGCGGTTCACTTCCACCTCGACCTTTACTTCTTGCGGCACATAGATGATTGAATCCTTTCCGGGCACATAGATTGTATCGGGTGCGGCTTTCGCCTTGTAGTCCAGCTTCCCGTCTTTGAAGGACAGGTCGGTTTCCATTGTCCTGCCTTTCAATTCCTCCACCTGTCGCATAAGAACCCGGCCTGTGCTGTCACACTCGAACAGGGCGGACATCAGCGCGGAGTCCGGGGAAAGATAGACGGGTACCAGCCTGTCCCTCACGACCGGCTCAGGCACCGGTAGGTTCGCGAGCGTGCCCTTCGACATCTTCGGCCCGGCGCAACTCGCCCAGCACAGGGCAAGCGTTAGTATGATCAGCAAAAGGGCAGCGGTTCGCCTTTTCAACAGCCCGGCGAAGCCGTGCCAGTTCCTTCCGTATCGCATTGATTTCTTTCTTTAATGGTTCGACGACCTGCTCCATCAGGATGGACATCGCTTCTTTGACATTCGCCAATTCGTCGCCGCGCGTGTCCACCTTGGAGGCTTCTACCTGCGCACGAAGGCTGTCGACCTCAGCGTCGTACTTCTTGCGCAGAAGTTTAGCCGTAAGCCACGAGCTTAACGGTGCGGTTATAATTGCGGCCACCAATGAAATGATCTCTAAAGGTCCCATCCTGATTTTACAAGCGTTTTATTCTTTGTTCAACAATTCCCAACCGGCTTCCACATCCGGCATGACCGCCGGAATGCCGTTCTCCACCTCGCTGATGGCGGCGGCAAGGGCGCACATCGTTCCTTTGTCGTCCACGTCCGGGACATACGTCGTCGGTACCTGCATCTCCCGGCATACGCGGGTGATGTAACCGGATGTGTTGTTCTCCGTCCGTGGTGCCCAACGGTTGATGAAGTCTGCAACTGTTTGCAGGCCGTGTTTCCGGCGGTAGTTCTGCAGCAACCTGATTAAAGCGCGGTAACCGTGCGCCATATCCTTGAACTCCTCAAAAGCGTCGTCTTTCTTTGTGCCGGCGGCGATTTCACCTTTCCAGTCGGTAGCATCCGAATTACGGATGTTACCGGGATTGTTATTCCTGATTCCTCTGGGTGCCATGTGCTACCTCCTTAACCGGCTTTCGGTGCCACATAGTCCGACATGACGGCAGCCATCGCGTCTTTCTTCTTCGGCAGTACGATGAAGTAGTGACGGAAGTTTACGAGGCTTCGCTGGTTCAACGGGTCGGTTTTCGCTTCGCTGTAGTACATCTTCGTACTGCCCGATGCCTTGAACACTCGTTTGGTGTGAAAGGCGACGGATGCCTGGTATTCATTCGCTTTAGCCGCAGTACCGAAAGCAACCTTCGTACCGGCCGCCGCGTAAACCGGATTGTCCGAATACTCGTACACCTCAAACCCATACAGGTTGGCAATCTTGCCGGTCGTATAGTTGTAATACTGGTCCTTGAACTTCTGGTCGGTCATCAGCAGGTCGTTCACATGATCCGAACACAACACCAGGCGGCGTCCTTGTACGGGGATTTTCAGTTTGTCGAATTTGTCCTTCAGGGTGATAATGTCCTTCACCTGCAGGCGGCGGCGTCCGCTTTCCCCGTCCACGAGTTCACCGGTTGTTTTCAACACCGGTGTCTTGGCCGCATCCTTGTCCGGTGCCAGTGCATGGATCGCCTTGGCGTATTTCTTCTCCTTGATGGCATCCGCATGGCGTTCCTTCAGGCTGGCCATCTTGTCGTAAGAGGACGCATACAGTTCGTCATCCGTCACCGGGGTCGGCTTGGTCTGGAACTTGTCAAGCGAGAACACCGCGTCATTATCGGTGATTTCCTGTACTTCGAGTGGATAGGTCGTATTATTGACCAATACTTCCGGATCGCCTCCGACATCGATCATGTGAATCACGTCGTTCTCGGCATACTGTGAATAATCAGGCAGACCGTCAAGGAAGGTCGCTACATCCCCGGCGCGAAGTGTTTTAATCAATTCCCCGGTCCACACCTCCGTCAACACTCCTTCGCAAAGTGCGCCGGAAGGCATGAAGGGACCGGCCGCCAATGATACGCCGACGGCGGTAGCGGCTCCGGCCGTGGCCGGTACGCCCACAAGGGCGGCCATCATTACGCCCATCAGTGCGTTAAACAGCAGGGCGGTAATCGCTTTTAATCCGAATTTTGTCTTCATCCGTTCTTTCGTTTTTGTTGATTAATAATTGGGACAGTCCACGCCATATTCGGCCTTGTACAGCCTCATGTAGGTGGATTTGTCGTTGTTTCTAAGTTCCATCATCTTATCGGCCGGTACGTCCGACAGCTTCTTGTATTCCGAAGCGGTACCGCCACCACCTGCCGGGCGGATGATGTCCGTCGGCTTCTGCGCCGGGTTCATGGCCTCGAACGTCAGCTTCAGGCTTTCCAGCCCTACCTGCTTGCCGAGTGCGATAAAATGATCCTTTTTCTCCGCCGTGATACGACGCTCGGTAATGGCGCTTTCCACGGCGGCCGTGATACCGGCCAATTGCATTTGCTCCTTTTCCTGTCTCAATTGCTCGTTGGCTGTCTTGTAGCCCAAAAGCACTTCGATCGTGGAAAGGATTTCTGTTTCCGTTGCCGTTTCCGGCAAGCCCAGTTTGAGGGCGATCGCTTTAAAATCCATCTTTTCGTCTGGTTTTTGAGTGTTATTAATAAGCAGCGGGAGGCTTTCCGATTCCTCGCCGGCCGCCAGTTTCAATTCTTTCCCCTCGGCGTTCAATATGAGCGGTAACGCGTTGTCATTGCCACCGATGTCCACCATGCTGACCTCGGTCAGCTTACTGCGGGTGACGGTTGCGCGGTACTGGCCCGGCTTGACAAGTTCCTGGGCGTCGCTGTATTCAAGTACGTCCACATTGGCAGAAGCCATACGCAGCGTGCCCTTTTCCCATTGCGCTTTCGCCTGTTTGCTCTCTTCGCGCACTTCATCAAACCAAGGCTCTCCGGTCACACGACCGTCCTCCTTCTTTACATCCTTGATGCAGCCGATGATCACGCCGCGCCAGTGCATCCATAGCAGCACGGGGTTCTTCTCGTATTGGGAGATGTCCATGCCCGCCGTACTGATCCATGTGCCGTAGCAGTTGACCGACTCATCGCTGATTACAATTCGTTTTGCCATCCCTTTTTATCGTTGATATGTCGCAAACTTACACTCCATTAATGGGGTCCAAAAAAATCTCCCCAACTTTTGGGGACTTTTCCCCAAGCATTAAAGGCTTGTCCCCAACCGTTGTGCCGTTTGTTGCTACCGGACGGCTTTCTTTACATTTTTGCCGAAAAACAAACCATTTATCATGGCATTATCAAAAAAGGAACTGGAAAAGACAAAGGAGCTCGCAAGGCTTTATTACCTGAACGGGGACACGCAAAAGCTGGTGGCCGAAAAGGTCGGTGTCTCGCGCGTCACCGTAAACAAGTGGGTGAGCGAAGGAGGGTGGGACGCGCTGCGCACTGCCAAATCCATCACCCGGAAGGAACTGGTCGCAAAAATCATGCGGAAAGCCGACGAACGGCTGGAAAGCGGGGAAATGACTGCGGACGAAATGGCGAAACTGGCGGCCAGCATCGAGAAGATAGACAAACGGACCAACGCGACAACCATCATCGAAGTATTGACTTTGTATAACAACTGGCTGGTATCACGCACCCAGATAGACAAGGAACTGACGGTCGATTTCCTTAAAATGACCAACCGGTACCAGGACACGTTCATCGCGGAACAGGTTTCTGCCGAAAGTCCGGTCCTATAATATAAATGTATATGGCGATACAACTGAACCAGAAAGAAGCATTAAAGAGGTGGAAACAGCTTTGCGAGACGATCCAGAACTTCTCCACCGTCAACGCTGCCGAGACGAAAGCCGAGCAATTGAAGCGTATCGACCGGGCGCGGAAAGACTACGCCTACTTTGCGGAGTATTATTTTCCGCATTATTGTACGGACAGCGAGACGGGCAAGGTCATCCCGTCAGCGAAGCACCATATCGAGGCGGCAAAGAAGATCTTGAAACGCCGGACACTGAAAGCCGTGTTCAAATGGGCACGCGGGCAGGCCAAATCCACCCACATGGACGTAATGATACCGATGTGGCTCATGGCGCAGAAGCAGCGTGAGATAAATGTCATGGTATTGGTGGGTAAGTCGGAAGATTCCGCCTGCACCCTGCTCGGTGACATACAAGCCGAACTGCAATACAACAAACGCTACACGCACGACTTCGGAACCAAATACAATGCCGGTAATTGGCAGGACGGCGAGTTTGTCACCTCCGACGGCGTGGCCTTCTTCGCCCGTGGTCGTGGCCAGTCGCCGCGTGGCCTCCGTTACCGGAACCGGCGACCGGACTATATCGTTATCGACGACTTGGACGATGACGAACTGTGCGAGAATGACAGCCGGGTGCGCAAAATAACCGAATGGGTGAAAGAAGCCCTTTTCGGGGCGTTCGGTGCCGAAGGCGGGCGGTTTATCATGGTCGGCAACCTGATCAGCAAGTGCAGCGTACTGGCGAACATTGCCGCATCAAAAGGCGTGGAGGTCAGCCAGGTGAATGTCATAGACAAACACGGCAGATCAGCCTGGCCGGAATATTGGACGGCGGAGCGTATAGACGAAAAACGCGAGTTCATGGGATACAGGGCTTTTGAAAAGGAATATATGAACAACCCCATTAAAGAAGGTACCGTATTCCGTAAGGACTGGATCAGGTTCAAAAAAATACTGCCGCTCGATAAGTACGATGAAATTGTCGCCTACTGCGACCCCTCGTTCAAAGGATCGACCAAGAACGACTACAAGGCCATCAAGGTTTGGGGAAAGGTCGGAATGGAACTGCATCTGCTGTTTGCCTTTGTTCGGCAATGCTCCGTAGCCGAGATGGTACGCTGGTTCTACGACCTTCACGAACGGCTGCCGGAAGGGGTGATCTGCAAATACATGATCGAGGCGAATTTCCTGCAGGACACCCTGCTGGATGATTTCGAGGCGGAAGGCAACCTGCGCGGATACCAATTGCCCATACAGGCCGACAAGCGGAAGAAGCCGGACAAGTTCCAGCGTATCGAGGGTATATCCCCGCTATGGGAACGCGGCTTTGTCTTTTACAACGAGGACTTGCAGAACGATCCCGATATGCTGACCGGTATCGAACAGACGCTTTCCATCGAAAAAGGCAGCAGCACGCACGATGACGGTCCCGACGCGGACGAAGGGGCGATCTATGTTTTGCAGAAGCATTCAAGAGTACAGAAGTTTAAACCGAGCATCGGCATACGCCGGTCTCCTAAAAATAGTTGGTAAGACATGAAACAGTTTATTAAAGACATTATCCTGAACTATCGGATCAGGCGTGCCATTAAGTTGGCGGAAGAGTTATCCAAAGTAAGCAAACGGAAATACCTGGTCCTTCAGGTGGCCGGTGTGCCGAAGGTGTATTCCAAACAGGAACTGAAAAAGATGATCGCACAACGCAAGTTCCGAAAAGGTACGACCATCCAGGACTTGGAAAAGCGGGCAATCCTTATAACCGCATAGCCTATGTTCCTGACAGAAGACGATTATATAGTGGCCAGCAGTACCGCGCTCGGCGTATTGCAGCAAAGTTCGGAGGACAAAAGGAATACGGCGGAGCGGATGGCGGTCGAAGAGGTCTCCGGCTACCTGCGCAGCCGGTATGACGTGAAGAAGATATTCGCCGCCACCGGTGGTGAACGCAACGATGTGGTGGTGATGCGTACTTGCGACGTGGCACTCTACCACCTTTCCTCCTGGCTGCCTAACCGGATGGGGCACGAGATCCGGAAAGAACGCTACGAACTGGCATTGAAATGGCTGGAAGGCGTGCAGGCCGGAAAGATAACGCCCGACCTTCCGACCGTAACCGGGGAAGACGGCGAGGAGGATGTGAATAACCCCATGAAGTGGGGTTCGGAGAAAAAGAATACTTATATATGGTAAGCTATGGCAAAAAGAAATAGGAACAACACCGATATGCGGATCGGTAATTTCAACCTGGCATCCGCCCGTGACCGCAAACGTATCCAGTCAATGACCGTTGAACTGAAACTGCAGGCGGATGCGCTCACGCAAAAGGATATGCGCTCCTGGCGTCAGGCGTGGCAAACCGCCATCGACATCGAAAACCCGTGCCGTGGAAGGCTGTACGACATCTACCGGGACGTGGAGGTGGACCTGCACCTTGGCGGTTGCGTGGACCAGCGTAAGGGATTTGTCGAGAAGAAAAGTTTCAAACTGGTGGATGCCAAAGGCAAGCAGGACGATGTGGCCACGCAATTATTGGAAGCCGCCTGGTTTAAGGACATGATCGGCTATATACTGGATTCCCGTTACTGGGGGCATTCCTTGATACAATTGGGGGATATAATCACCGTTGATGGAGAAATGCGTTATACCGGTATCGAAGTGGTCAACCGCAAGCACGTAATCCAGGAGTACGGCGTGATTATCCGGGAACAGGGTGACGAATGGCAAACCGGCATTCCTTACCGCGAAGGACCGATGGCGGACTGGGTGATTGAGGCGGGGAAACCGAAAGATTTGGGCTTATACCTGAAAGCCGCCACGCAGACCATCCCCAAAAAGAACATGCTGGCCTATTGGGACCAGTTCGGGGAAATTTTCGGTATGCCTATCCGTATCGCCAAGACAACGGCACGCGACCCGAAAGACCGGAGCCAGATAGAAAACATGCTTTCCTCAATGGGAGCGGCGGCCTGGGGGCTGTTTCCGGACGGAACCGACATCGACATCAAGGAAACCACGCGGGGCGATGCCTTCAATGTGTACGATAAACGCATCGACCGCGCCAACTCGGAATTATCGAAAGGTATCCTGAACCAAACGATGACTATTGACAACGGCAGCAGCCTTTCCCAGTCAGAAGTCCATCTGGAGGTATTCGAGAACGTGGTGGAAAAGGATGCGGATTTGGTGAAGGACATCGTGAACGACCAACTGCTTCCGCGCATGGTGAAGCACGGCTTTCCGGTAAAGGGACTGCATTTTGAGTGGGATAACTCCATCGACTACACGCCGGAGCAGCAGTTGGAATATGAGAAGATGATCCTTGACCGGTTCGAAGTCGATCCCAAATATCTTATCGACAAATACGGCATACCCATTACCGGGGTGAAGAAACAGCCGGAACAGGCAGCTTTGGCACGCCCTTTTTTCGATTAGGCCCCGCCGATTATGCGGGGCTGCATGGTCGTATCGCCCGGCTGTACAATACAGATTCCATACAGTTGGCCGCCGAAGATTATCCGGACGCCTCCGGCATTGAATCCGCATTCGAAAAGGCGATGAAGTGGCTGCATGGCAAACGCATTTTCGGGGCAGGTATGCTTGGCGAGAAGCCGGTACGCCGGTTGATCGAAGAGACGGCTGCCTACCTCTCGAAAGGTATCGAACGGGGCATTGTGGAGGAACAGCCGTCGGAGGCGATGGTATCCAGCCTCCGGGAAAGTGCCGGGGTATTCTCCGGCTTCAAGACGTTCCACGAAATGAAGGAAGCGGCGAGCCTGTTGCTGGACGAAAAGGGTGGTCTAAAGCCGTTTGAACAGTTTTCAAATGACGTTCAAAAGATAAACGACGCTTATAACAGGCATTACCTGAAAACGGAATATAACTTTACCGTTCAAAGCGCGCAGATGGCCGCACGCTGGGAGGACCAGCAGGACGACGGAGAGGGCCGTTACCTGCTGCAATACCGTACCGCCGGGGATAAAAAAGTGCGTAAGGCTCATCAGGAACTGGAAGGTATCACGCTTCCGGCTTCCGATCCGTTTTGGGACAAGTATTATCCTCCGAACGGTTTTAACTGCCGTTGCACCGTTCAAAAGGTACGTGCCGCCAAATACCCGGCTACCGACGGCAAGGAAGCCATGAAAGCCGGTGACAAGGCGACAGAGGGCAAATACGCCGAGATGTTCCGCTTCAACCCCGGAAAACAACGGGCGGCTTATCCGGCTTACAACTCGTACACGGTAAAAAAGTGTGCCACCTGTAAAAAGAACGGGCTGAAACTGGCGAAGATACCAAGCAACGAACTTTGTGCGGCGTGTCCGATTATCCGGGAGTGCGCCGGTGACATCGCCAAATCACAGGCGGCCATCGAGCGCAAACATTACCTTCGGGAAATGCAGCCGCTACTGAAGAAAAAGGTCACGCTGGAGATGGACGGGAATAAGAAAAGCGTCGGGTTCCGGAAGAACGGGAACGAACACCTGTATAGCGACACGTTCGGGCGGTCGTCGGTTCTAAAGAAAGAGCATCTTTCCATGCTGGATAAGGTGCTGGAAAAAGCGGCCTATGTAAAAACGTCCGATTCGCTCAGCCATGAAAGGAAGGATAAAATCAAACGGTTCTATTACCTGAAGGCGGAGATAGACGGGAAGACGGTTTATTTGAATGTGGCGGAGACGGATTTCGAGAGAGAAAAGGGCAAAATCGTGCATGATTGCTTTTTGTACTCGATTACCGACAAAATAAAATAAACGCACATATTGGCGGCATCTTAGGTTCAGGACCAGGTCTGCCCGCACAATACATACGTTTACACCGCAAATATACAATTAATAATCTAAACCCCAATCTTATGGACACAGATTTTAAGAAAGAAGTCATTGACAGGTCACTGGAGGATATAAAGGTCGAATTCGACGAAGAGTTTGACCGGAATTTTGAGCGCAAAGCTTTTTTCGATGAAGAAGAATGGCCGGAAAGGAAATTCGACGACGGGGTCGGTTCACTCATGCAGCGCACCGGCGGATTACGCGGCAGCATCCGCAGCCGGAAGCGACGGGATGAACTGGTATATTCATCTTCCAAGCCCTACGCCCGTATTCATAACGAGGGTGGAGAGATTCGGGTTACCAAGAAGATGAAAGGCTGGTTCTGGCATAAACTGAAAGAGACGCAAGACCGGTACCAGTATAAAAAAGACGGCGAGAAGCGCAACAACAAGCGGAACCGGCAACTATCCGACAAGGAAGAGTTCTACCGCGCTATGGCCCTAAAGAAAGTCGGCTCGGTTATCCGGATGCCCGAACGACGATTTATCGGCACAGGCCGCACGACTGACCGGATTATCCGCGAGATTACCGAACAGAATTTTGAGGACTATTTAAAACAACATCCAATCATAGACAAATGAGAAAGATTTTATACCGCGAACTAAAGAAACGCCTGTCACGCCTTTTGCTGGCCGACGGTGGCAATATCGTATTCGCATCGGAAGAACGTATCAAGCAAATGGTAGAAGCCGGAGAAACGCCCGATTGCGCCATTAAACATATCGGGTTATGGAACCGGCAGGTGGAGTTCATCGGGCAGGAAGAACACTTTCCCCTTCCCGCCGTTTTCGTCGAGTTCGGAAAAATGTCCTGGCGGCATCAGCAGGGAGGTTTGCAGGATGCCGACCTGACTATCGGGTTACACGTCTTGACGACGGCCATGCCGGAAGGCTACGACGGCGAAGAGTTCCATTTGGATTTATTGGATAAAATCAACCGGTGCCTACACGGTTTCACCGGCGATTATTGGGGAGCGTTCAAGCGGTCGGCATCCATACCTTGCCATGACCACGAAGAAATATTGGATGATACGGAAGTCTATCAAACGCTTTTGTATGATGATTCAGCAGTGAAGAAATTAGTCAAATGGCCGGTACCGCCTGATATTGACACCCGAATGTGTAAACTCTGATCACCCGAAAAGTGAAAGCTGCAAATCGTCTTTCCGGGCCAGTATCTTCGGATTGGCGGCGGCGTTGATGTAGTTATAAAAGGTGTTTTCCGAAATGCCGTAAATAGGATGTATATAACGCCGCCAAATCTCACGGTTCGATAGTCCGGATTTGGCGTATTCGTCATAGATGGCATTCACCTCGATGACGCGTTTTGCGTAGGAACATCCTTTAGGCTTCATATTCTTGCTATTACTTTAATTGCAAAAGTACAAAAAAGTCATTTTCAAAAGAAACAAAAGGCGGGATTGTTTTACACTTCCCGCCTTTTGACAATATTATTCGGTTACTTTCCCGATTCTAACTGTTGTAACCGTTTCAGGTGATAAACTACCGCCTCGAAAAATTCAAGGCTTCTTTTAGCTCCCTGTTTGGACGCTCTGCTTCTTAATCGTGGAACCTGTTCTTTTATTGATTCCGCTGTACCCTCTGCATCTTTGATACATTGAGCTACGCTTGGAACTAAACCTATTTGATTTACCATTGTTCTGTTCATTCTCTTTCCTCTTGATAAATATATTCTCCTGATAATAATAACACGGGTTCTGTTTTTCCCATCACCCATTCGCCACGATTATTGCTTTCTCCTTTCGGAGGATGGACTATCCGATGAACACTGCCAGGGGTCAAACCGGAAAATTCGCTTCCGACAGCCATACAGCGAGTAACTTTTACAAAAGCCGCTTTTTTAACACCTTTACATTTCTTCATTTTATATAGGTCGGCCTCTCGAATTTCGATAGTTCCTAACCTATATGATTTACCGGTCAAACCACACTTTCTGCATTTATATATATCGTGTGGTTTTTTCTTTCCAAGGGTTACAAGATTCTCTTTCTCCCACTCGTGACCGCCTTCCGATAAATTAAAAGTATCCATATTTATACATCTTTACTTCGTTTATAAATCGGGCACTGCCCTTTATACCTACATTCACCCCGGCTGGCTTCTTCATGTCGCCGATGCCATTCTTCCCAATCCTTCACTCCGTCGGCGGTCAGGAACGTAACCAGCTTCATACAGCAAAAGCCACGTTCCTTCTGTTTGCCGTCGTGGAGTTCCACTAAACCATTACCTTTCGGTGTCATTCTACTTTCTCCACATAAATCCCCACCAACGCCGACAAATCCTGATAAACGGCCTGTCCGGTATCACGGGTGCAATGATAGGTTATACCGTTCTGTGAATAATACTTGCCGGAGAACAACTCCATGTTATTGTTGTACGGTATCGGATCGTCCTGAGTCCCGGCGTGGTCCTCGTTGATTTCTTCGTAAAGAGAGGCGGTATCAATGCCGGGAGGTTGGTTCTTCAGAACAGTTGCTATGTCCTGACGCACCCGGTAGAGATGGCCGTCGTATTGGACGCGGAACTTTGCCTTCAGCGGTTTACCGATGAAATCATTCCATTCCGGATGCAGTTCTTTCACGGTAAGCGCGTCGGCATTTGCAAGGTCGGTATTGTTGATGGTCATACGGGCGAAAAGGACGGCCTGTTGTTCCGGAGTTTTCTTCTCGGATACAATGGCGGCACGAACTTCCTCCAGCGTCATGGAGACGGGCACCGGATAGCCTTCTTGGAAGTTTATAGCGGTCAGGATTTCGATAGTTCCGGCCTGACCGATGGCTTCCAATTGGTCCGTGATGTTTTTGTGGCAATCTCCATAATTGGCCAGTATTCTACCGGCAACAAACAACGCTTCGATCGGGGCAACTTCCACCACGCCGTCATCCGTTATGAGGGGCATGGAGGCGGCACCCTCTTTCACCGCCTGTTCCGCTTGGCTACGCAACAGAAGTATGCCGCTTCTCTCCAGCGTGATATTCTTTGCGTCCAGCACGAAACTACCCACGGCCTCCTCACCACTGCACCATATAGACATGACCGACTTCACGTCTGTCAGGTCGGGTTTAAACAGGAAAGTTTCTTCCATATAGTTGATACCTTTCACTTTCCCGTCCTTATCGACGGGATTGTCCTGTACGTCCCAGCGAACGTTCCATTTGTTCTGATCGGCGTTGATACACTCGAAGAGCGATACGCCTTTGGTTCCTTGTACTCGTTTCATTTTTACCTTGTTTTTGAAATGATACTACTTTTGTATTTTTTATTCACTACATTTCAACCAAAATGTAGTGAAACTTCGACTGAAATGTAGTGAAACTTTTTTCGGAATATAGTTAGCTATTTTCCGGCACATAAGCCGCTACATACGTTGTAACCTCGCAAGATACGATTACCCGGCCGGAGCCTTTACACTGCGGGCAAACCGTACCTTCTTTCATTCCCTTGCCTTCGCAGACTTTGCAAGCCACGATGTGCGGAGGGATTGTCTTTTCCCGTTTGGGAACTGAAACTTTCGCGTCGGTTGGCTGCTGTGCCTCCGGTTGACGCTTTTGCTGTTTTCTTCTGAATCGTTCTAAGATGTTGTTCATATCTGTTCTGAATTATTTGTTATTTACCGGTTTTATCCGCTTGCCAGTCGATTGTAACGACGGCCTTCATACGTTTATGCCCTTTACACACGGGGCACTCTTGCTTGATGCGTTCCCTGAACTCATCCGTTCCCCAGAACCAACCATTGCCTTGGCAATAAGAGCAGGGGATACCGCCAAACTCTACCCGTTCAAGGGGATGCTCTTTCGGGAAGAGTGGCGGCTGAATCAATAGTGCGTGTTGCTGTTTGCTCATGCCTCCGTCATACCTAAAGGAATACACACCCAGGCACCGTTCTCGTTTTTCACCTCAGCGCGGATAAACTGTTTGCTGATGGCAGGCTGGTAGGCCTCTTCAATGATCTGAACGCCCTCCATGAAGCGTTCCGATCCGGTCTCTTCGGCAATCTTGCGAAGTTGCACCACACGACTTGCCTTCAGGGTTCCTTTTGCGTCACGGGCCAGCAGACGGAGCACCATTTTCACGAGGGCTTTCGTCTTTTCGTCACTGGCCAACCCCTCGATATATTCCTTCACGATGGCGATACCGTCTTCCACTGTGTCACGATACCCGTCGGTCGTATAAACGCCAACGGTGATGCGTTTGTCTCCGGCAGAGTTTGTGAAGGTGTCCGAACGCTGGCCGTCCTTTTTCAGTTTCAATACTTCCGACTTCATGTCAATCACGCGACGGAAGTCGTTTAACACCCCCTGCTTGACGATCTTCAAACTTTCGCTTATGAGCCGCAAATCAGGTATCACGCTCTCAATGGTTTCGTCCACCAGTTCCTTGTAGGCCTCGCGGTCTCGCTTGGCCTGTTCCTTCGCCTTCTTTTCGGCTTGCGTTGCCTTGAACGCCTCGTACTCCTGCTTTTCTTCCACCGTCATTTCGACTGTCTGTTTCTTCTCTTCCATGATGTTGTTAATTTAATTGTGAATAATCTGTATTCTTCTCATTTTCCTTCCTCCGGATGATCCGGAGTTTGATAGCCACTGTTTCCAGTTCCTCGGTTGTCAGGCGGATAAACTTCTTACCGGCAATTCGAGGATTCAGGCAGTAGGCATCCACCCGGTTCCAATCGGTTGTGTCGATACCCTGCTTTTGCATCAGTTTCAGTACCGTGGAGCGTTTCCGGCGAAGTTCTTCGCGATAGATTTCGCGTGCCTTGTAGCTTTTATCCATCTGCTGCATAGCTTCGCACATGGCGTCATACTCTTTCGTCGTCATTTCCCGGAGCGATTCCGTGCGGCCTCCGGTGTACTGGCTGACCAGCGAGGCTTTCAATTCCTCCCGGTCTGCCGTGGGCAACCGGTTCAAAAGGACGTAAAAACGTGCATAGTTACGTGTCATTCGAAGTCCTCCTCTTTAAGTCCGTATTCTGCATTCAGCGCGTCGTGTGAAAGCCTGGTAAGGCCTTCCGACAGTTCAGTAAAGATGAAGGACTGGTCACAGAAAGAAAAACCTTCCGTCTTTTTAATCGCGTAGTTCAAAATTTCTTCAATTATTTCGTCCATGATTTTATTATTTAGGTTGTTCTACTTCTTTTATGGCCACCTTGCAACGGGTGGCATCCACAATCTTATTTGCCAAATCCAAGTCCTCAATTTCAATAATTATCAGACCGGGTGTTTTGGCACGCCGTACCCGAATATCACAAGGATATTCACCCTCGTTCCAAAGCAGAAGTACGTGAGCGGCGTACTGCGGCTCCATGCCCAATTGGTAAATTTTTATCTTATTCATGATTCCCATTTTTTATCCCGTTGTCACTCCAGTATTCTTCGGCCAGTTTCGGATAGGCGATATATTCCCCTGTTTCACCGATAAACCGCCCCTTGCTGAAAGCCTTCCCGCCTTCGACCCATATCTTCAGCGTGGCATCATACATCACGCTTTCGGCGGCATCGCCTTTCGGGTTCTTACCTTTGGCGTGACTGATGAAGATAAACAGCTTGCCGGGGAAGGCTTCTTTCAGTGTGATATAATCGCGGTAACTCATACGGGTGTACTGGAAGCTGTCCACCACAATGATGTTATAACTCTTGTGCCGACGCAGGCGTGCTTTCAATGCTTCCATGTCCTCCTGTACGAAAGCCAACCGGCGGCTCACTTCCGACATGCCGTGCATCCGGAGGTTGTTCTGTACCGTCAGGCAGGAGCCTTCCTCCAGGCTGTTATAGACCACCCGGTCATATTTACAGAGTTCCTTACAAAGTTGCATGACAAACGATGTCTTGCCGTTTCCACTGTTACCCCAGATAAACCACACACCGACACGTTCCGGGGTTCCGAACGCCTCTTTCCATTTTCCCTCGAAAGGGAAGGTATTATATTTCTTATCCAATATATCCCTTACACTTAATGCTCTTTTCATATCCTTTGAACGGTATTTGAATGCTGTTAAAATGCTATTATTCGCCCATTCGTTTGGCGCGGTGGATGGCCTTCTTTACCCGACGGAGGTCAAAGTCGCACGGCTCGGCGTCACGGATCACCTCTTCGATTTTCTTTTTATCCTGTATTCCGTTGGCCACACAGATGGAATACACGTCATTCGCGGTCGTTTCCTCCAGTTCAAAGTATTTGCGCCCCATGCGGCTGAAGAACTCCTTATATCCGGGTTTCTGATGGCGCAGGCCGAGGCTGATACGCTTCTTGATATAGTCGGTACTCATGAAGACGATCCCGCTTTTGTCCTCCAGCTTGTTGTACATGCTGATGAAATAGTGGAATACCGGTTCAGTCAGCTTGTCGGCTTCGTCGAATATCAAGAGGGGCGCATCCATCTGTATCACGTCGTCCAAGATCAGGCTCCAGATTTCGCGGATATTGTGTCCGTCCGTCTTGATACCCACCTTCCGTGCAATCTCACGCACGAAGTCGCCTTTCTTCATATCTTCGGAGCAAAGGATGTAGAATACTTCCCGGTTCTCCTGAGTGTAGAGGTTTGCCGTCGTTGTCTTTCCGCATCCGGCTTCTCCGACGATCCAGGTCACGTTGCGCCAATGCTGGGCATCGTCCAGCGCATAGCGGATTTCTTGATAGGCCGAAGTCTCCACGATCTGCCAGCCGGTTTCCTTCGTCCGGTTTCCAACCTGTGCGGCGATATTCCGGAACATTTCGTCTGAGATGTTCTCGTATTTGCCGTTCATAATGTTGCTCACTGTTCCGACACTGGTGTTTTTCAGGCTTCCGACCGCCTTGTTTTGGCTCGGATATTTAGCCACATACACCCGGAGGTTCTCCCGGATCATGTCTTTTTCTTTAGTACTTAATGATTCCATGTTTTTATATTTTATTGTTCATTATTTCCTGTCTTATAACTTGCCTGCCACTTTGCGGAGGTCAACGTTTTTATTCTCTGTCAGTTGATCCCAAGTCATCAGGCTGGCTTTCTTGGTGGCACGGCCAATGCGGTACTCTTCCGGCTTTTGGCTGTATTTTCCTGTCCGGCGGTCAATCTCGCGCTGCACTTCGGCGGTTACACCTTTTACTTTCGGAGTGCTCAACCCGTGCTGTTCGGGGGCCACGCCGTAAGCGTATTCTATCTCTTTGGCAATTACCTGACGGTCGATCCTGTCGCGTATGTTGGCCTCCTGTTCCTGACGGATAAATGCGGCTTCGCCTTCTGTCTGGTCTTGGATGGCACGATGGATAACCATATACGGTTCGGCAATCCGTTCAAACCGGCGTTCTTTGGCGTTATCTTCCCAGTATAGGCGGATGCTGCGCAGATCATTCGGGTCGTATTTGACATGGAATGTGCGGTATGTGTTCTTCATGCGCCACTGGTGGTCAGGCACGCCGGGTTTCTCGTACACCTCGTAAGGCAGTTTTTTACCGCCGATAGTGATTTCTATGCCGGAATCGGTGAAGGTGGCCGGGCGTTTCGTCCAAATCCAGAAGATGTCCACCATATCATAGACCGTCACAACGTCCGTTTCCTCGTTCACGCTCTTTTCGTACATTTCGATTCGGGGTATGCCGGTTGCCGGATGCTTGGCCTCGTTCCATGCCTTACGAGCCTCGATATAGTGAGCCTCCAGTTCCTCCAGTGTGAAAAGTTTATCCTTATTCGCCTCGACAAACTCCAGATTCGGGCGGCTGCTGTCCTTTTTAGCGGTGATATTCATACCGGTAAACCGCCAATCCTTATTCAACTCCTGCGACTGGAAACGCCCGAATATGCTTTCTATCGTTTTCGACTGGCCGCTATAGGGCGCAGTTGGGCGGTGCACGTGGCAGATCAGATCGAAAAAGCCTTGTTCTTTCGAACCTTTCTCTTTTTCCAACCGTTTGTGTCCCCCTTGATTATCGTGTACAATCTCGTAAGGCTTGTGCCCGCTTGTTTGGACGGCCATACGGTAGGCGTTATATTGTGCCTCGAAGTTCTCATGATCACTGATATAATAGCCCAGCAACACTTCGCTATATGCGTCCACCACTTCATACACCATCGTAGTGCGCATATTCCCATCTTCGTCCCGATAATACAAGTTCAGTTTTGTTCCGTCACCATACCAAAGCGTATCGCGGCGAAGTGGCAGTTCCGTCCGGTGCTTGCGTCCGAAACGCTGGTGTGCCGACAGTTCGCCATATACGGCATCCCACCAAAGCGGCTGTATCTCCGGACGGTTAAACCACATCGTAAGGCTGCGCTTGCTCTTTAACGGCTTCCATTCCTTATCCGGGGCCACACGGTTATATTCTTCGAATATTCGCGAGTCGGTATAAACAGGAACCCGGCTGCGCTTCAAGGCAACCAGGAAACGGCCTGCCTCTTCGGTGATCTTTACCGTGCTGGCGTTGCCCACCTTTCCGGAGATCAAAGAAGGATAACCCTCTTTTTTGTATCGGTTGATTTTCTCCCGTAAGCGCGGCAGGTTTTCCGGCAAGGTATGCCCATAGATTTTACGCAGGTTCTCGCTGGTGGCGGTGACGCATTCCCACACGGTGGAAAGACTGTTGTTATACATCTTTCGTTTGGTGGTTTTATCCACCAGGTCGTCCACCAACGCATTCAGCACCGAGGCGTTCAACGTGTATTCCGCTTTCAATTTCTCACTGAGACCTGTTTGAACACCGTTCATGTCGTATTTGAACGTTTCGTAAAACTCCCTTGCCTTTTCGTCTGTTTTCACCCTGTCTCTCATACGCTGTAACTTTAATGCTTCTTCCGGATTGCCATATTTCGCCACATAACGGACCTTGTATTTTTCACGGAGTGAGGAATAAACTATCAACGCATAGGAGCCTTCACCACCTCCACGATGGTGACGAAGTATTCTTCCTCTTTGCATAGCTTTATCAAGCGTACCCCGTTTTATTACAGGGTCATTACCAGAGGTAAGCTCCTCGTATGTCACACATAGTTCGTTATCGAAATATTCCATCTCTCAGTTGTTTTACCGGTTAATAATCTTCCAGTTTGTCTATCGGTACTCTTTTTATCAGCCGTACAGAATTACCGAAGTTTAATACAGCTAAAAACATCATCCATATCGGATTACAATCAGCCATCCCAACCAATAGGGTAAAGCTCAGTAAGAAGTAACCCACATACCACTTTTCTTTCCCGGCGAGGCTGTTCCACCAGGCAATCTCACCGCTAAACGGTTTCAACCAATCCGCTTTCATGGTTCACGCCGTTTATTGGTTCGTCACCCACTTCGACACCACCTCGCATCAAAGCCATTTTCCGGATCGCCTTTGCCAGCTTTGTATCCTTCCGGTAAGCCAGCGAATGCGACACCATTTCGTAAGTGCAGTTCATAAGGCGGGCTATCCGCTTTACTTCACCATGATCTACTACTATTCGTTTCTTCATTGCTATATCTATTTTAATTCATTGTCATTAAAAGTCTTCCGCTATTCTCCCGAACCACGGAAGTTTTGCTACCTTTGTAGCAAGTCAAACTAATACTTAAATATCATGAATAATTTCTTAGAAGAACTTCAAAAAGAATATGATAAGTTACATTGCCCTATATGTGGCTGTACTCCCAGGGTCGTTCCTACTACAGGTCATCAATATGAAACTCATTCCTGCGGACATCCGCAATTAGAATCCATGATAGAGGAACTCGAAAACCATTTTCCACTACAAGAAGAAAAAAAACTTATCCATCCTTGGAAGAAGTGATTATTCCCATCGGCTTCCCAAAACAGCGATACCACGTATCTTAACACATTGAATTTTTGCTGTTTCAGGAAGCTTTTTCAGTTCTTCTTTCATTTTATCCAGCAATTCTGTTTTGTTGGAACAGTTTTTTATGTGCATCTCGACAATTTGTTTTTCGGTAATCTTTCTCATGATCTTTGCATTATCTGAGTCCTACAATAATTGGTTTTTCGTCAAACTTCCCGGCCAACTCCGCTTTGAAATAAGCCATCGCACACTCGCCGTCGAATACGGCAACAAACGTCACGTTATCCACTTGGTAGATGAAGGAATCTTCTTCACCCTTAAACCGGTCTAAAAAGTCCTCGACCTTCGACCACTCGTGAAAACTCACCGAAACTCTAATCGCTTTCATATTCTTAAATCTTTTATCGTTATTTCTTGTGGGCGATCCCGGATTCGAACCGGGGACAATGGCTTCTATGGGTAAGTTTCGCCTGTTCTACCTGCCTGAACTAATCGCCCGCCCGTCTTTCCGGGCTGTCAGTTAACCTACAATCTATCTGCCTTGTGTTCCTATCATTGAAAGGACAAACTTTCTATCTTCGTCCCAAAGCGAAAGCCCCAATTCGATAGTCCGTTTGACCACATCAGCTTCACCTACTAACTTCACCGCTTGGTTACGGAAGTCGGTGTCGTCATACGCATGGGCTTTACCGATTAGGAAATCCGCCAAGTCATTATCACGTTTTCTCATAGAGATTCCAAGGGTGGCGTTTTTGGCTTCAACCATTCCCAAGCGATTGGCAATTTCCCGGAGTGATTGCCGGATTCCCGGTCTTATGGAGTCGTTCATCTCCTTAAACTCCTTGCAGAACTCGTCCTTGTCCATGTTGGTGGCCATGTAAAGCTGCTCAATAATGAGATAATCTTCCGCCTTTACTGTGCGTTTGGTTCTTTCTTCAAATTCTTTCTGTGTCATATTGCTCTATATATTTTTAGTTTAACTCTATATCTATCACATCCAAGATATTGTCCGTCCGCATACTGTTGACTATAAGTTTCGCCTCCTTGATGCCATTACTCTTCATCCATTGTCTCGCTCTGTTGATGGCGGCTTGCTTGTTGCTGCCATCCGGAATCGCCGCACCTAAATCGTTGTAGCAATCATCTTCCAATTCGAACCAGTACCTTCTCATCTCCTTATCTTTTTTAAGTTTTACTTCTAAAATTCGTTTATATGACTGCCTTTTCATATCTTTGGGGCGTGTTCATATTTTGAATATGCTGCAAATATAAGGACAAAATTTTAACCTCAAAATAAAAATGGGAGATTTTTTAACCATAAAGGACAAAATAGTGACTTTTTTGCGATTGCAAAATATAAAGAAGAATGATTTTTTTGAGGCTACAGGCATACAAGCCAGTAACTTTAAAGGGAAAAATATGCAGTCTCAACCAGGTGGAGATATGCTGGTTAAAATTTTATCTGTATATCCGGAGATTTCGGCTGAATGGCTGATGAGGGGAGAAGGTGAAATGCTGAAAGAAAATGGGTGTTCTCAAAAGACTAATATTATGCCAGTACCACATATTCCTCAAACTGAAGTTTCTGAAAGAAAAACTAATTCAGACACCGAAGTTCTCAACAAATTGTTTGATTCATTATCTGAAAAAGAAAGGGAACTACGCAAACAAGCGGAAGAAATAGGAGGCCTCAGAGAACGTATAAAACAACTTGAATATGAGCTTAAAAAACATGCTTCGGCTGTATCCACTTCAGAAATTGCGAGTGTAGGATGAGATGTATTAGAAGTTTCATTTTTTTATAAATAGTTGATAGATAAAGTAATAAACAAAATATTAGATAGGGGAATATTGTAATAAAAACATATTTTCCCCTACGGAATACATACAAAATCTACTTTATTTTCAATTTTAAAACCAATATACCAATATCAATATACATAAAAAACACATGTTTTTGTC